TGCCGAATTAAAAAGACGTACAACTGTTGCCGAACTAAAACTTGTAGCAGCTCCAGTTGTTGTTGGAAGTGCCGCCTCCGCTCCAAGAATTTTAATTGTGCTGGCCATTATTCTTGATCCTCTATTTCTTCGATTTCAGTTTCATCAAACATTGAAGAAGATACAACTGGTCTAGCAAGATCAACTCTTTCTGCTGCTTTAGCGAATAAAACACTCTTTATTTTATCACTAATATCAGAGGCAGATGCATCAGATACAATCAAATCGACAAGTTCTTCCATAAGATTAAAATATATCTATATTTTATATTTATATTTCAGATTTCTTAATATCTTTTTGATATTGTGCATCTACTACAGTTTCTTGAGATGCAAGATCTGGTTCGGTTGGAACTTCACCTATTCCCATGGTATCCTGACCCATACCTTGCATTCCATTACCCTCCCCTGCTTGAGGTAAAGGTTCTCCACTAATAGGATCAATAGATGATGGATCTGGAATTATTCCAGTTTTAATTTCTTTTTCTATTTGTTCATCTATCTCTACCATTTCAGAATCTGTTTGACGAAGTATTCTTTTACGGACATACTCTGTTGAGTAATATTTACCAATGTAAGGTTCAATAGTTGCAAGAAGTCCCAATCTATTACCAACTAGTTCTGCTTCTTTAAGTTCTGCAAACTGATTATCGTATAAGAAGTCATATTGAATATGATCCTGCATCAATTCCCAGTCATCTGGTGAAACGATATTTTTAAGAATTAACTGTGTTCTCAACATGTCATTAAACATATGAGAAAATCTTTTTCTTAATCGCCCAACAAACTTAGAAAACTTAAGTTCATCCCTAAGAATTTCTGACGATCGTCCTAGATTAAATCCACCATCACTTGCAATTCTAGACTCTGGAACTCCAAGTGCCCTGTAAAGTTTCTTTTGGAAATATTCAATATCTGTAAGTTCTCCAAGATTTTGTCCACCAGGAAGAGTTGTGATTTCTGTGCCACGACCACCTTCTCTTCTTGGAAGCCAAAAATCTTCTAACATACTCATAAACTTACGATCATCACGAACTTCTCCAGTTGAAGCATCATAAACAAGTTTATTTCTATAACGAGACATAACCTCTTTGAGGTATTGTTCTGCTTTTACCTTAGGAAGATTACCAACATCAATATAAAAAATACGACGTTCGGGAGCTCTTGATAATCTGTAAATAACAAGAGAATCTTCAATCATTCTAAGTTGATTGAGTGCTTTGATTGCCTTATGTAAATATGAAAGAACGGTTCCTTTATTTCTATCAACTAAACCAGAACTACAATATACTATTGAATCTTTTGCAATCTTTACTGATTTTTGGCTATTAGATCCATGAATCATTCCTATAGGATAATTGGGTGCTGGAGTATAGGTAAAGTACTCTTCAAATTCAACATTAAGTGATTTTTGATTATACCCCACATTTCCGCCGAAAGATATCTCTTCCTTTCTGCTAAGTTTTTTTTCCTGTCTGATGTACCTCATCTTCATGGGATCAATATATCTAAGTTCTTGAATCCCCGCCTGAGGATTCTTCACATCGATTACTTTCAAATAGTAAAGTCTACCATCAACATACCAGTTTCTAAAAATTTCATGGCACTTTCTATCAAAGTCCATGATTTCTTTTAAATATTTAAATTCTTGTCTTATCCTTTTCTTTAGTGAATCTGATGCATTTAAGTTTGAAAGTTCAATCTCAACCGGAGAATCATATAAATCACTAACTAATGCTTCGTTAACAACATCTTCAATAGCATTATCGCATTCTGGATGAATTGACATCTCACGATATCTTTTAATCAAATCATGTTCAGACCTATAGATACCTTCTATATCAAGATATTGACCGTAAAAACCGCTAGCGATAAAATTATCAACCCCGTCCTCATTGGTTTGAGGTACGGGGGATATAATTGAAGGTGATTTTTTCTGACTATCTTCAATAGAAAAACCAAAAAGTTTTGCCATCGTATAAAATGCTTATCCGTTAATATACACTATTTAGTTAATATCTTCTCCACCAGCATTTGTACCAGTTCCTCTAATAGCTTCCCACCAATGAACTTGAAACTCTACAGTAAACTCTTGAATACCTTGAGAATCATATGCAAGATCAATAGGTCCAACTTGAGTTGGGAAAACATCATAAAAATGATATTTTCTTAAAGTTTCACCAGTTCTGTCTAACTGATATACATAAGCATCTGCTTGATATAAAGCCGGATTAGTAATACCTGTGTTATCAGAAACTCTATTAATAGTATTCATCCACTTTTCAAAAGCAGAACGAATAGTAAAATCAGTATCGTTAATAACTGTAACAGTCCAAGAATCAAATGTTCTATCTCCTGCTACTTTTAAAACTCTTCCCCTAAATGGAACATCAATTGATGCAACATTAGATGCTGGAAGATTTGCGCCCTTTACTAAAAATCTTGCTTTTTGTAAGATTTCATTTAAACCACTTACATTAACTGTAGTTGGAAATGCAAGTTCAACTTCAAAAAGATTCGAACGGGCACCACCACCAGTTAACTTACTTTTGAAGTCAGTAATCTTTCTTAGTGGGGGTGGATTGAGTTGGTCTCTAGCTGGCATGATTTTTAACCTCTAGTAAATTAAACGGAACCGATTACTTCTTCAAAAGCAACACCAGTTCTGGTGGCAATGAAGGTTAGACCGATAAAGTTGATCGATCTTGCTGGTTTGATGTAAATATCAGCAACAAACTCATTAGCATCGATGATTGCTGGTGTGTTGTTTGTTTCATCACAAATAACAACATAATCAAAAATACCTCTCTTAGATTGAACATCACGAAGGAAAGGTTCAATAATATTTACAAAGTTAGTTCTTGTGATTTCATCATTAAATTCAAAGAGTTGATCTTTTGCAGCTGCACTGATAGCATCTTCAAGATAGATAAACAAACGTCTAACATTTATTCTATCAAATGCTGATGATTTACCAAATCCAGTTTTATCTCCAAAAAGAATAATACCAGATCCTGGTGAGAAGATTACTGGGTTGATTCTATTTGAATAGAGTCTATCTCTTTGTACTTTTCCTGGATTGTATGAGAGTTTCACTGCATTCAAGATTGTTCCTCTCGAAGTCCCTGCTGGAGAGAACCAAGGGAACTGGTTAATATCATTTCTTGCACAAGTTCCTGCAATATCACCATTCAATGGAACATATCTAAATGTCTCATTAAATCTATCATACATGTACTTATATCCACTATCAAAAACTCCATAAGTTGTGGATGTAACAGGTGCATAGAAACCTACGACGTTTTCGGTGATTGTATCAATATTATTAACAGTTACTGTTCCTACAGAAGAATCATTTAAGAACGCTTGTCTGTATGGTGAAATAAAGGCAACTGCATCTTTTCTTCTCTCTGCAACAGCAATACATTTATTAGCGAGTGCTTGTGCTGTTTCTTTTGGATAGTTTGCTGATCCCATCAAAATAAAATCAACTTCAATCTCTTCAGTATTTTCAAATAAAGTATATCCAGTAATAATATCATCTAAACCAGAATAAAGTGCTCCAGACTGTTCTAGATCAGTTCCACCATCATAGTTTTTACCACCACTTAGTGTAAAAGTTCTTGATCCTATTCCACCAAAAACAATTCCATCAGAGTTTTGATCCCATCCAGTATCAGAACTTAACTCAAATATTGCAGATCCATTGGCACTAAATCCAGTAGTAACGACTCCGACTGGTTGTGACCCACCAAATATATACGACGAATTAGTTGCCAGATATTTTCTCCAGTAGGAAGGACTTCCAACTGAGTACTCACTATCTGATGCTTTTGATAGATCTAAATGCTTTTCTAATATTGTTCCAGCATTTCCTGTGATAGTTCCTTTATCATCAATGATAACGACGTGAAGTTCGTCAAATCTTCCACCTCTACTTGCAGCATATGTGGAAGTTGATGGTCGATTTGAGATTTGATCCCATTCAATTTTCCCAACACTTAAATCAATCGTTTGCTCCTCGAACCAATCTAGTTCACCTGTAAAAGATCTAGTTGCAAACGATGCTGCTTGCCCATTAGTATGGATAGCAACATTACCAGTATTTGGTAACGAATAAACGCCATTTGGTTGATAATCAACTTTAGTTTCAACTCCTGATGTAACAATACTAATCAACTTAGTTGAAATTTGATTTACACCAACTTCGGTAATTACTCCTTTATAAAATCCATTAAGAATAGAAGTTGTTCCTAATCCTGCAATAACTGTACCTGTTGGGATTGCACATGTAAATCCAAATCCAACTACAATATTTGTAGTTGTAATACCTGTTAAAATTTGGTCAGCTCTTGCATCAATAACTGCAACTTTGATATCATTTGCCCAAGAACCAGGATTTTTTGCTGCAAAAGTTACACCAGTAATGGTATTTTCATCATAACCTAGTTGATTGTAATGTTCTTGACTTTTAATTTTAACACTTGTTAAACCAACAAATGCATTTCTGAGTGGAGCGTCATCCGCTCTAACAACTCTAAGAGTTCCACCATATGCTAAGTATGATGAAGCAACCATCCAGTGCTCATAATGCTTATCAGTTGAGTAAGGTCTCCCAAAAGTATTAAAGAGATCATTTTCAGTCTCAATCAACTCTGGGAACTCTACTGGTCCCCTTGCAAATGGAGCAACAATGGCGCCTATAGATCCAGAAACTGGATCTACTCTTCCAATAGTTAAATCAACCTCTCTTACTACAATTCCAGGAGATGCTAAATTTAGCGGCATCTTTATTCTCCGTGTTATCCAGAATTATTCTAGAAATATTTATTAAAAAGGTTACTTTCAGTGGGGAAACGAAACATGAACAATACTTTTACCAATCAGGATATTGCCACATATCCACTATATTTTTCTTTTTATTTCGACTAGATTGAATTCTTTTAATTGTGCATTCTTTACATTCGTAAGAATATGCAGAAGGAAAAACTCCTTTATTTTTTCTTGTTAAATAAAAATCACTAGTTAAATTTTTTATTTGCTTACAAACTCTACATTTTCTATCGGAGAATAATATGTGCTCTAATTCGATTTGATCATCGAAATCATAGTCCATTACATATAGTCCCACATATATGAACGGTCTCCATATTCATCTAAATGCCATCTATCGCCATCACTATCAACAAAACTTGGCAAATCATTTATACCATCAGAGATAAATCCAAAAGGTGCCATATCCTGTTCAATTTGATTTTTTTGTTCCTCATAAATTCTTTTACGAACATCATT